ATGGCTACCATCATTAAAAGAGGGGATAAATGGCGAGTACAGATTAATAAAAAAGGTATTCGTAAAAATGCTACTTTTTCAACTAAGGTAGAGGCGAGTAGATGGGCTATAAGTGTTGAATCTCAAATTGAAGCTGGAGAATATAGCTCTATCCCTAAGATGACTTTTGCAGAATTAATTGATAAATATGTTGCGGAAGTGACTGTAAATAAAGGTGGAGCAAGAGAAGAAAGTTTGAGATTAAATCGTATTGCTAAAACACCTTTAGGGCGTGTTGAGCTAGAAGATTTAAACAAAGAGCATTTTGAGAAATGGCAAAACAAGAGATTAACCGAAGTATCTGTTTTAAGTGTTCTTCGAGAAAGAGTTAGTTTATCTGCCGTTGTTTCACAAGCAATTAAGTGGGAGTTTCTAAAAAGTAATCCATTATCCCTTGTTGATAAACCAAAAGAGCCACCGCCACGGACAAGGCGTTATTCTCAAGATGAGATAGATAGATTGCTATTTGTATCTGGATTTGATTTTGATAAGCAGCCAGAAACAATGATTAGTCGAGTGGGAGCGTCTATTCTATTTGCTATCGAAACAGCTATGAGGGTCGGTGAGATTTGTAATTTGAAATGGGAAGATGTTGATTTTAATAAATCAACAGCATTTTTACCAAAAACTAAAAATGGCTTTGCGAGAACAGTTCCTTTATCTTCTACTGCAATTAAGATTTTGCGTCATTTGGAAAAAGTGAAATCTGAGTGTAATCAAACTGTTTTTCAAGTTAAGTCAAGTTCTCACGATGCAATCTTTCGTAAGATGAAAGAGTTGGCAGGCTTGGCAGATCAAGATTTACATTTCCACGATACAAGACGGGAAGCCTTATCTCGATTAGCTAAAAAAGTAGATGTGATGACATTGGCTAAAATATCAGGGCATAGGGATATTAAAATATTATTGAATACTTATTATGCCCCTGATATGAGTGATGTTGCAGGGATATTAGGTTAAATTCTATTTTTCTTTTGTTTGTGCCTTTCAAAGTAAGAGATAACCTCTGTTTTTATGTATAGCTTTTTGGGCTTAGCTCCATCTTTTCCAGGAATATCCACAGGGGCTGGAAAACGAGGGTCTGTTACGATATTTTCATAAACGTGCCTATAAGATAGGTCCATATAATTAGCAACATCCTTAATGCTCCACAAACCTTTTTCTATTTGAGGGCTCAGTAGTAATTCTTCGATAGCACATAATTTTTCAAATACCTGTTCATTAGTTACGATGTTTTGTGTTTCCATCTTTTTCCTCCAATAAAAAACCTAGCTTTCGCTAGGCTTGTTCGTTGATCCATTCTCTTAGGTTTTTCCATTTTTGGTAGTAGCACTGGTCGCCTAAGTAGCAATATCCTCTATTGTCTCTTAGGTCGTCTTCGTGGGATTGTAGAGCCTCATCTAAATCTCGAATGATGATGGCTTTGGCGTGTTTGGTAAGGTCTTGCCAGTGTTCACGAATAAACTTCACGCAATCTATCACGGCAAAGGTTCTACGTCCCATACAGTAGCGTAATGACTGTATGGCGAGCGTTTGAAAAGTGCGGTGGTTTACGCTGATGGTTTCGGTCATTCATTTTCTCCTATAAGTGGGTTATTTTCGGGTTTCGCAGATGTAGCCGTCGCAGTCGTTGTATAACTCGAGGTGGTCGGCTACGAGGTAGAAAGCGGTTAAAAATAGTAGGATTTTTGCGTATTTCATCGTCATTTTCTCTTAATTTGGGTGTGGGGAACCGCCGCACGATTTTTGCAATGTGCGGTCGGTGTTGGGTTGTGGGTTTAATTAAGTCTTAATCGTGATTTGATACGCTCAAATTCTACGGGGTTGCTTTCCTTAAACGGTTCGATAAGGCGTTTAAGGATTGGTAAATTTTCATCAATGAGGCGTTTGTATTCTCGATGATGGCTGTACACCGCAGGGTGGAAGTTGGAGCCGATGGCGGCTAGGGGTTGTTCTAGCTCGCCCAGTAGGTCGTTCATATTGCGGTGCGAGATAAGTAGCCAAACGAGGCTGTAGATTTCCGCACCGGTAAACGATGCCGGATAGCGGACTTCGGGTTTTACAAGCGGTTGGTTTTGTTGTTCATTTTGCGAATTTGCTCTACGTTCGCACTCGATGAAGTATTTGCGGATTTGTCGTCCTTTTTCGTTGCGTTCGACCATTGCGAGTTCTTTTCCCATATCGAGTGTGATGTGGTATTCCTTGCGTGGTCTGCCGTTTGTGCGTTCGTGAACGATGATGTAGTCTTCGTCTTGGATAAAGCCGTAGTCGGTTATGCGGTTACAAATCCATTCTGCGAAACGCATATTTACTTCTAGGAATGTATGTAGCTCACGAGCATTTGCCAGTTGAATTGCTTGATTGGCGATTTGACCGTTGAAAACAGTGATAAGGTTTGAATTTGTCATTTTGATTGTCCTTTGAGATAAGTTTTTAAACTCACCACCGCAGAGACCAATCATTGGTGGTGAACTGAACAGAATTGGTCTTACCGCTCTCAAAGGTACACGGCGTCCTTTCGGACTTCCATTCAGCCCACCATTGGACTTTTTGACAAATTTGTCAAAAAGGTTATTTGGGGCTTTTTCTGAAATTTCAGAAAAAGGTTGATGTGCTGTTTTCGGGTATAAAAAAAGACGCTTCAGGCGTCTATCATTTCTACCGCCTTTGAGATATTCAGGAGACCAATCCCGACTTTCTGTTGAAAGTGGATATATCCTAAATCAAAGGGCGGTGGGTGTCAATAGCCCTTTTAGCGAGGGGCTAGCTCGCCTTACTTGTTACCACAACGCATAAGGATTATAATTTGTACAACCACAACGTATAAATTAGGATTTATTATGTCTAATCAAAAGCCATCTCAACCAAAACCACAACCAACCCCATCTAAACCTCAGCAGCCTGCTTATAAGAAGCCAGATCCAGTGTTTGTAGGTGATAGTGTAGATATTCCTAAGAAGAAATAATTAGGGTAAATAATGTAGTAAACTTGAACTAATCACCATTAATAAGATCGGCAAGCTGATAGCAGTCATAATCGCTCTATCAGTATATTTCCGATATATAGCATTGGTATTAAGCAAAGCTAAAATAGCTTGGTTGATGTTATGTAATTCATAGCGTCTTAGTATGCCAAGTTTATTTTTATCTTGGCTGTTTTTGAATGATTCGTTATAAAGATTTTGTGGAATGTTTGTTCCCATTTGTCGTATTTTACTTAATAAAACATAATGAGTTAGCATAAATGCGGATATTGTCCAACCCGCCATTAGTAAAATGGCATTGACAATAATAATGGGATGTATTTTATCAATGCTGTTTATTAGCAGTAATGAGATAGAACCAATACCCAAAAGCAGATAATTTAATAGGCGGTAGGCTTTTTCCCGATTGTTTTCGTTTGATTTTTTTACATCGTCATAACTCTGTAAGGCTTGTTTTTCTAAATATTCAAGCATTTCATCATCAGCATCTAAAAAATAATCGTCGGGTAAGTTCATTATAATTCTCCAAATTTTAGGCGCAAAAAAGCCGTAAAGGTACGGCTTGGGTTTGGTTAAATCTTAATCCGAAGGGGGGCGGTTGTCAAACATAAAAATATCAATTATTTTAGTTTAACCTTGAATAAGGTCTTGATTATTTATTTAGTTTAACCTAAAATATATTTGTTTTCGGAATGGTTCTGAAAATGAGAAGCCCAGCTTTCACTGGGCTACTAAATGGAGCTAGGATATGAAGATTTTCAGAGTTCTAATCCTAGTTACCGTAGTATTACTAACCTGTTGTTCAGGTACTGTAGTTTAAGGTAACTCCCGAAGGGGGAAGGTCGGATGTCCCCCTGACGGCTCCAACTATAAGCCTTTTGGCTTAAAAGATCAACAAGGAATTTCTATGCAAACTGAAAAACGCTCTCGTGGTCGCCCAAAATCTGGTTTAACTCTTCAGGAACTGCAAGCAAGAAGCGAAGCTAAGCGTGGTGTTAAGCTCAAAGGCTTTAAACTTCATCAAGAAACGATTGAGCTTATTGAACGCCTTGCCGAGCAACACGGTATTTCACAAACGCAGGTGATTGTGCAAGCGGTTGAGTTATTTAATCAGAAAGGGGCGTAATGCCACTATCTTTGGATTATTTAGTTAAAATAGCTGAGGTTCTAAAGGATAAAAAAGATTAGTCATCTTTTAATTTTCCATCTAGATAATTTAGAACCAATTTTACACAGTATAAGGCAATACCAATATAAACAAGTGAATATATAAATATTGAAAATGTCATTGTTGAATCCTTAATAAAAAAGCCCACGTCTGTGGGCTGTGTTGGTTATTTTGTTGGCGGCGGTGGGAGTGGTTGCCAGTGGGTAATTTCATCAGAAAACTCTAAAAAATCTCCCAAAGCTAAATATCTACACTTATAGCCATCCCTACTAATTCCACAAGCACCATTAAGGATAGCTTCTTTATTTGATTCATTAATCATTCTATATTCCCTTTATTTATGAGTGTTTTTCATTGCATTGAACCAATCTCTTCCATCTTGTTCTGATGCAAAATATACTCGTTGGTTGAAGATATTAATATCCATTTCTTTACCATAAGCAGATGGATAAACACCACATTCATTAAGATAATACATACCATCTTGAGGCTTTGTTAAAGATGCAGGTAAGTTACGAATAGATTTAACACTTTCTGGTTCTGAGTCTTGCCACATACCAATGATATCTTGAGGATGGTTACATTCAATTTCCACAGCTTTACCTGTTAAAGACCAACTGTAATGATTTATACTAGCCTTAGAATTAATAATATAACCACCAAGAGGAAAACCATTTTTATATTCTTCAGGTAGACAATATTTGATATATGCTTTATTACCTTCTCTTGTCATCACTGGTTCATTATTTAATGCTTTATTTAAATCAAATGGTTCTGGTTTATCTTCCCATAAACCTACAACATCTTCTGGTGATTCAAATTCAGTATGATATTTAAAATCTTCATTTAGATGTTCAGTATTAAAGATAAGTCCTTTTGTATTAAAATAAACGAACATATGTGTATAAGAGTGTGCTCCATTGATAAGACCAACAAACTTACATTTATAACCTTTACGGCTAACTCCATAGGCACCATTAAAGATTTTCTGTTTGTCTTGTTCTGAAATCATTTTGTTTCTCCTATTAAATATTAAACCCTTGCCCGTGTGTTACGACTTTTTCGATTTCTTCGAAACGACGGACCTGAAATTGCTCAAACTCTAACGCTTTGGCTAGGCTTTCTGATTTGGCTTTGATTTGTTCTAGTTCTTGCTGTTGCTTGAAATTCTGTGCGATAAGTTCTGAAACGTGTTCGTTTGCTCGAATAAGGGCAAGGGCTTGCCGTGAGCAGAGCGTTACATAATAATTTAACTGCTTACGCAGTTTGAAAGGATTGAGTGTTTTCATAACGGTTCTTTTTGGCAATAAAAACCGCTTACATTGTTACAAGTAAGCGGTTAGTTAATTTAATTTGATGCCAAGAAAATTACTCTAAACATCCCTCATAAAAATCAACATCAGGAATATTAGCTTTTAAATTTTCAAGCATCGTGTTGAAAGCATCTTCAATCACTTTTTCAGGATTGATGAGTTCATACCATAAACCTAATAGCCCATCTTTAATACGGTAACGAATACGTGCTTTAATTTGATAGTAATCGCCGTTATGGAATGGTTGTAAACCTAACACAATTTCTTCCGGTAAACGGGTTTTACCACTACCACTTTTCTCATCTGTGAATGAAAACGACATTGTGCCATCTTGTAAACGTTGCACCGATTTAAATTCAGATTTGCGAGTTTCTTCAAAAGAAAGTACCATTGCCAGCAATTCAGTACCGCTTACTACATTACCTTCACTTGCTACACAATGGATATTGTTTTCAATAAACTGAGCAAACTCAATTTGCCCCATTGCACTTTTATTTTTGTTAATCCAAGCCTTCCAATCTTTTGAATATGGGCAAGTATAGCTGGCAGTATGATCGCCCCAACGAGCCTCACTTGGATTTGCGTGATAATCAAAAATAGCCTTAACATTTAATGTATCTAAATCACTGAAAATTGATGTACCAACAATTTTGAATTTATTAACATAGTCAATGAGCGATTTTGCGGTGGAAACAGTAACCGCTTGGCGAATACGATTTGGGGCTTTTTGTAAGTGTTCCAACGATTGAACGTTAAAATCATCACGAGCAAGAATTGCTGGTGTATCTGCTAATGCACCTACGTTTAAACCATTTGCTGCTAAACTGGCGATTTCTTTAATAATTTTTTCCATATAAAAAATCCTTATATACAAAGTTAATGATTAAGCGGCAGCTGAAGTTAATACTTTTAGCGTACCTTTTGGTTTTTCTTCAACGGCTTTTAAGTCCATTTTTAATTGATTTGGATCATCAAATAACACGTCGCCACCAGCAGTTGAAAACACAATGCTTTCTTCACGATCAAGTTCAGGAATTTTACGACTAACTTTTGGTGTGATCTTGATTGAATCTTCAGTACGAGTATTCAACATCGCCACATTCAGCGTTAGCGTAATTGAACCTTGTTTTCGTGTTTGGCGAACGGCTTTGACGACTTCTGCGAGTACATCGGTTAATTCATCGTTAAGTTCTCCACGGTTGAGTTTAGATAAAGTTTGACTAAATGGGGTTAAGTTGCTCATTTGAGTTCTCCTATTTTTTGATTGGTTGTTGATTTTGGGTAGTAAAAAACCGCCTGTATTGCTACAAGCGGTTGGTTTTGGTGAAAATGTTGCAATAAAAAAGCCACCGTAAAAACGATGGCTTTTCTTAAAACTTCTTGATCTTGTTAGTACACTAATCTATAATGCACTTGTTTTCAGCAATGGTGCTGAAGACGAGCCGGTGCAGACCTTTAATCACACCGACTTTTGGAGGGATAACATATGCTTTACCGCATTATCCTAGTTATCATTCTCTTAGTAATTAGCCTGCCAGCGTACTAAGTTGAATGAACTAAGCAGGGGGAGAAATCTCCCTGCTCTTCAAAATCAATATTAAGGATTTATTATGGCATTGTCAAGAAGTGAGATTGTGGCTCGCAGTGATGCAAAGAAAGGTATGCAAGCCAAAACCTATAAACTTCCGCAAACGTTGGTGGCTGAAATTGAGTTGTTAGCCAAGCAGTGCGGTATTTCTCAAGGATTGTTAATTGCTCAAGCCGTTGAGCTGTTTAAGCAATCGCAGAAAGGGGTGTAACAAAAAAGCCGCTAGTTTGCGGCTTGTGGTTGTTTTGCTAATTGCCTTTTGATTTCGTTGTCTATTAGATGAGTATGTTTGTGGTGTTCATCGCATAACCATATAACATTCAACGGTAGAGAATAATCAAAATGATGTGCTTCAGCTTGTTTTCCGCAGATCAGACAATTCTCTTGTTTCAACTTACCACTCTTAATAGCATTATTAACAATAATATGAGCTTGATAAACTGAGGGATTATTCGCTCTATACTTATAGTTAGCTTTACGGTGTGATTGTTTATAGTTATCAGTTTTCCTATAAATAGCACGAGCTAAAACTCTATGTTCAAGATTTGCTCTATCCCTATCATATTTTTTGCAATGGTCAATATTTTGGATTCGATTTAATCTAGACTTTAGTTTTACACATTCTTTGCAAGTAGATTTATTGCTAGAGTAAAAATCATCAAGTACCTTCTCTTTATTACAATGCTTGCACTTCATTTTTACCCTCTACTCAAAATGGTATGTCCGAATCAAAATCCTGTTTTTCATCTTCCGACAAAATGTCATCTTGGCGGTGATTTTGTTTTGGTTTACCCTGTGGCTCTTGCGCCCAGTTGTTGTTACTGTTGCCACCTTGCGAACTACTGAGCATTTCGAGTTTGTCGGCGATAATCTCGGTGGTATAGCGGTCAGTGCCGTCTTGCGCTTGCCATTTGCGTGTGCGGAGCTTGCCTTCAATGTAAACCTTAGAGCCTTTCTTCAGCCATTTACCCATAATCTCGGCTAACTGCCTAAAAGCAATAATGCTGTGCCATTCAGTATTTTGCTTTTTCTCGCCCGTTTGTTTGTCGGCCCATTCTTCCGATGTGGCGACACTGATTTTGACAACAGGGTCGCCATTTGGCATTGTTCGCATTTCGGGGTCGTTGCCGAGATTGCCGACTATAATTACTTTGTTAATTCCTGACATTTCATGTACCTACATTGTTAAGTTAAAAAGACATTCATCGTAGAATGAATTGTATTCATCGATCAATTCGGGGCGGTTTTGCTCTAGCCAAGGCATTTGTTTGCTGTATCTTTCTTCAAGAGCCTGTTTGCTTTTACATTCTCTCAAGCCGTCTTTTAGCTGTTCGATGGTGGATTTTTTAGTTTGTGGCGGTGGCGTAGAGTTCGTAGTTTGGGTCGATGGTTTTGAGTTGCTTGGCGATTTTGGCTTTGGGCTTTCTTTGTCATCTTCTTCATTTGGTAAATCGTCTCCAGCATAAATGTAATGACCTAAGCCACACATTGCGATTGCTTTGGCAAGACATCGCATATAGGCTTTGTTGATTGCCATTGCATCGGGGTTTTTAATGGATTTATTCATATGATCCATTACAGGCAACCACATATAACGGCTAAATTCCTCTTCGCCCTCTTTAATGGTAAGCGTTACTCCTACAATCACAGAGCCATCGGGTAATAAGCGGTCTTCGTGAATGGTGTAGCTTGATTGTGGAAAATGTTCCATCAACACACCCCAAGCCCAAGCCCAAGAGAGATAGGTTAGAGCATATTTGCCTGTTCCTTTGGTTTCGGTTTTGTCGTTCACGTTGATAACGGAGAGGGTGTCCCACGCTTTTTTCTGTAAATTCATAACATTTCCTCTAGATATAAAAAAACCGCTTGGGTTACAAGCGGTTGGTTGTGGTTAAAATCTTGCTAATCGTTGTTGATTAAGCTGGGGTAAGACTTGTTCAATAAAAGGGTCAAGCCATACGTTAAACTCGTGTGCGATGTCATAGGCTTTTCCTGCAATATCGTTTTTAACATAGCGAGGAATGCCCAAATCTTCGTACAGTTTACGATGAAATACTTCCACTTCTTTTGCAAAGGCTCTTGCTCTTACTAGGTATTTGGCAATTTGTTCTGCATCTAAACCTGCAATGGTGATGTCTTTTTTAGTGCGGTCAATCGGGCGGTATTGATTTCCGAGTGTGTTTAAGAAGTTGATAACGTGTTCAAACATTGTTTGCGGTAGTTGGTCATACTTCGCTACGTTAAAAGTGCTTTTGAGCCGAGAGTAGATTTCTTGCCAGTGTAATCCTGTTCGATAGTGAGCCTGTTGTACCGCTTCCTGTATAGCTCGTTGTTGCTCAGGGGTAATTGTAAGCGGTGAGATTTGTTGTTCATTTTGCAAAATTTCACGGTCGAGAATATCCAGCACCCATTTGCGGAACTCTTTGGCGACTTTGGTGTGGCTACGCATACCTAATAGCCAACAGCCACGTAAACTAAAAATTCTGACTTTTTGAATACCGCTTGTGGTGTCCATATCGATGATAGCAGTCATTGATGAAGTAAATTCATCTTTGTTGCGATCATATAATTGTGAAATACTGACAGATGGATTTGAATAACCTAATGCTCTGCCGACCTCTAAGGCTGGCATCCATTTTTGATTATTCTGATCGATAACTGAAAGTGTGGTGTTTTGGAAAGTTAATGTTGTCATTTTTGTGTACCGTAATTAAGTTTTAAAAACTCATCACTAGCATTGCAGTACTGGTGATGAACTAGGCAAGGTCTGCAATAACCGTCTACGGTGCAACGGCCAGATCTTTCGATCTCCTTACCTAGCCCATCATTGACAACATAGGGGACTTGCAAATTGCAAGTACCTAGTTTTAGGGGTACTACCAAATTGGTAGTGCCTTTGATTTGACTAGATTTCGGCTATAAAAAAAGTCGCATTGTGCGACTATTATTCACCGCACCGTAGATATTCAGGAATTGCAGTTCCCGACTTTCTGTTGAAAGTGGATATATCCTAAATCAAAGGGCGGTGGGTGTCAAATAAAAAACGGCTATGATGTGAAATTCATATTTGTTTACTTTTTTAATTCAAGAACTATCTAATCGCCAAATAAGGACTATCAACAAGAGTTACACCTTCAATAATTACCCCTGATTTAATGGCTTTTTTGAGTTCGGTCTTCATTGGCTCAATGCTGATTTTTTGATATTCAAGCGGTAGGTGTTCAACAGGAATTTGAACATCTACTGACTGTGTTTTGGCAACCGAAATAGTGAAAAGCTCTGTTTTGATTTTCAGGTCGGTCATATTATCTAGCAGATAGGCTTTTAGGCGTTTGGCAAGGCTCTCTCTTGCTCGTTTGCGTGCTGTTAGGCGTTTGAGTTCGGGGTCAATGGCATTTGCTTCAGCTTCTGCTGTTTTAATAAGTCGAACCACGCTATCCGCCTTTTTGCCAAACTCTTCTTGGATTTTTTCAATCGCATTGATGATGTCCTCATTGTCTTGGTATTCTTCTTGGTCTAGTAGGTCGAGTAGGTTTTGATAACCTTCGCTTAATTCGTAAAGTTTCATTTTCCGCTCCGTTGTTTTTGGTGATGTTGGTCGTTGCCGTTGTGGTATTCTTCGTAGTCGTTGTCGGGGTTTGTGCCTGTCATACGTCTTTTCTCCCAAATAACCAAGTTTGGTCTTGATAATCTCGTTCTCTTGGATTGCAGATGAGAACTTCTTCGCAAAATTCGTCCCATTCATCAGGGACGACTTCATCGTTATATTTTGCTTGTTGATGTGCCTCAAACTTTTCTAGTGCGTTGTAGTAGTCATCTTTGGTTTCGTATCGCATTGGGTCAGGTACTCGCATTCTGTTGCTCCTGCACATATTTCGGAATATTCAAGTTTTTACGTTCATTCCAGTAATCTACACGTTGGTTTAGGTAGGTGATGCAGTTTGTTTGTGAGAAGTAACCGCTTGTGCGTTCAAGTTGTTTTCCGTCGGCGTAGATGTAGCCTCGATATAAGCCGTTTTTATCAGGGATGACATTGACTTTTGCAGTTGTTTGTTTGTTCATCTTTTCACTCCCACAATCAGTTTGTTAAGTTGGTTTTGGTTATGCTGTTTTATCATCTCTACATCGTTCTCTGTAACGTTATCAGGCGGTGGAAGGTGTAGGGCTAATGCGTTGTAATTCACTTCTTCAGGGGCGATTTCAGCTCGTTTGAAGTCATCTTCAGTCCAAATTTTTTCTGCTTGGAAATTGCTTTCTACTGGCAGGGTAGATACAGGTTCAGGCTCTTCACATCCTGTTAAACTTCCGCCTATCACAAAGGCGATAAGTAAGGCACAGAGTAGGTATTTCAGGTTGAATTTTTTGAGAAGTGCGTTCATTTTTTATTCCTTTTGTTGAATTTTGGGTGTAGGAAGCCACCGCTTGATATTTCGCAAGCGGTGAGTTTTATTAAATTTTTTGCAAATTATGCGGTTAGGCGGTGGATAATCCTTTTCCAGTTCAAGCGGTCTGACTTTTTGAATGGTTCGGTCAGGCGTTTGACGGTGTCTAGGCTCTCTGTGTAGTGTCGTTTATACTCGTGGTGGTGGCTGTAAACGCTTGCTGAGTATCGAGAGCCGAGAGCTTCGAGTGGTTGAATTAGCAAGCCGAGTAGGTCGTTCATTTGTTTGTGTGAGAACAACAGCCACGTGAGTTGTTCGAGTTCGTATTCGGTAAACTCGAAGGTGTATTTCTTTTCGGGTTCGGGTAATGCGAGTGGTTGTTGTACGCTGTATTGCCCTGTTTTGCGAATTTGCGGTAACACTTCTTCAAAGACCCAGTTTTGAAACTCGATAGCTTGAGATTTGTTAGATCTGAAGATGATCCGATATAAATTTGGTTCGTTAATGAAAGTTACTTCTTTTTTACCACTTGGAAAGCTGATATACATTTTATGTACACCAGCTTCATTAAATTTAAAACGGCTTGAATTAGCATTACTAATTGATAAAGCTAAACAAACATCGGTTAAGCAGAAATGCGGTTCAGTGTTGATTACTTCAATGCGAACAGGGTGGGATTTGAAATTAAATGTTGAAATTTGAGTTGTCATTTTGTTTTCCTTTTTTGATAAGTTTGGTTACTCATCACAAACAAAACGCCAATTTTGTTGGTGATGAACTGAACAGGATTGGCGTACCGTTCAAAAAAGGAAAACGGCGATCTTTCGATCTCCCATTCAGCCCATCATTGATTTTTGATAAATTTATCAAAATTTATTTTTCGCCAAATTTGGCGAAAAATCGATTTGCTGAATTTTAGGTATAAAAAAACCGCCTACTAGCGGAGTTTACACCCCTTTTTTGAATTAGCGACGCCAATCGCTGTTGGGATGTATGCTAAAGCGGTTTTATTTTATTGTCAATTAGTTTTTTAATTCAGGTGCAAAATTTCCGTTTACTGTGTTTAATGCTTTGTGGTAGGCATCATAAAGCATTATGTATGCCATATCAGCATTTTTATCACGCTGAGCTTTCTCTAAATTATCTAACACTTCTTTCACCGCTTGAAGCGAAAAGGTTAATTGTGAGTTAGATTTGGGATCGTCCTTTGTTGTTACCGAGAGAGCCATAATTCCACTACAAGCACACATTGCTAATTGGACTGCAGAAAAATCTTTGATTTCCATTGTGTTTTACCTTTTTTCAGATACAAAAAAAGCCACTATGTAAGTGGCTTGCCGACTTTCTGTTGAAAGTGGGGGTATCTTAATCTGAAGGGGGGCGGTTGTCAAATAAAAAAGCCCACAAAATAAATTGTAGGCTTTCTTTAAATTTCTGTTGATTTGTATGTAAACATACTATATAATAATCTCACTTTCAAGGGATAGCTTGAAAGTGAGTGCGAGGCTTAATCCTCACGCTTGAAGAGGAAAGAAATATGTTAATTCGCATTTTCCTTATTATCGTGTTACTTAGTGTTAGCTTGCCGGCATACTAATTAACCGATAGTAAACTGGGGGTGAAAGCTCCCAGTTCTTCAACACTTCAAATCATAGGATTTTATTATGGCTCTGTCAAGAACTGAAATTAACGCTCGCAGTGAAGCTAAACGTGGGATTGTTACCAAGTCGTTTAAAATTCATCAATCAGTATCAGAACAAATCGACCGCTTAGCCGTTGAGCTAGGCATTTCAAAAGGTAAAGTGCTTGAGCAGGCGATTGAACTCTTCGAGCAATCTCAAAAAGGGGCGTAATGCCCTTTTTTGATTTTGGGTGGTGTCAATCCCACAGACTGAAATCCCCTTAATCTCTGTTATAATTGGAGGTGACAGCAACAATTTAACTTCAAAAAAGGAGATTTCAGTATGTGGGAAGCGTTGATTGCATCTCTTTTTTCTCTCTTAAAAGAACATTTCGACCATATTATTATGCGTATTACAACTTGGTGCTTATCGTTTATTCTTTGTTGGTTGTACTTGCCTTTAAGCTTTAAATACGGCTTAGAAGCACGTCCATTGCCAGCATTACCTTCTTATGCTCTTGTTTATTTATTCTATTTGACTGCTGCTACTGCATTCTGGCAAGGCTTTTTTATCTTCTTGGATATAATGGGGTTGATCATTGAAAAAATTGTTAAATGCAAAGCTATTCAACCACAAGCCAATAGGGTTAAGGTTGATAAGCAACAGGAGAAGTAAACATTTTTTTAAGGTCATTTTTATTCCTTACTTTATATAAAAATACCAGTTTATTTAGCGGGTGATTTTTCGTTAAGCCCAAAGCAATTCAGCCAATCGCACTTTTTCTTTAAATTCATTGACGGATTTTTTAGCGTACGTCAATGAATAAGAATGTTCTCGTTTTTCAGGGAATTTTTTTAGGTCCGAATGCTTGTCTTCTGCCTCTTTTAGCTTATGTTTGAAATACTCAAGACTTTCAGGCATGGATAGATCAATTTTTACAGCTCTTGATTCCCAATAGGCGATTTTATCGGCGTAGTTTTCGGCTTTTCGCATTTCTTCAACTGCAAGATCCATTCGACGGGCATTGCGTTCAATCAAAGCTCTGTGTCGTTTTTCGCTGTGATGTCCGATTTTTATTGGTTCAGCAAGACTTAAAAAGTCACGCCCCTCATTAGCCGCCTCACAATATTGATTACTGCGTTTCGCAGCGTTATCAGCATATTCTTGATAACGTTCCGCTTTCGCTGTGGCTCGAGCTTGACTATTCAACCCATCACAACGGACAAAAGAGTAAAAATAAAATCCACCTTGTTGTTTAACGAGGTTGTGTATTTCAACCTCTGTTTCATTGCCGTATTTACTTGTCACGGTAATAATTTCGTTCTTTTCGTGCTGCTCTTGGCATTTTGCTAAAAATACGTTTGGGCAGAACTTTGCATATGTATTCATTTTTTCACCTCAAAAAAACACCCACCTGTTACAGTGGGCTAACGGATCATCATTATGATTGCGGGTGTTTTAAGTGCTTACCGCATACACTTTTGTTTGTTGCCATTCAAAACCGCACTTAGTTCTGGCTTAGTTATCCTTGATTTGGTAACAGCGCTATTACCCAGACCTTTAGCGGATCTCTAAATGCGGTTTTGAATGGTGCGTTGATTTGCTACGCTGGCTCAACGCTAAGCCTCGATATCCATCTCGTGGGTACGCACGAAATGGTTAAATTTATTACTTGCGTTTGTGCTACCTGATTCACTGCCAGTGCTTAACCTTTCCACAAGTAATCACACCGCTTGAGCTATGGCTTTCACATAGCTTGTTGATAGCATCTCACCTTTGGCAAGCGGTGCGTTTTTGTCTGAATTTTTAAAGAGCAATCCCTTTCGGGTGGTTTAGAACCTTTATTCAAGCCCTGTACACAGGGCTTTGATAAAAATTCTTAGTGGTATGCGATTAACGGTTTGCTGTCGCCTGTCATTGCTTCCCATCTTGAGTTTGCTTCTTCGTGGTCAAATTCTTCTTGGATTACACGGCTATCTACTAATGAGTATGCAGTTAAAATGACTTGCTCTGTTGCGTAGTTGTAAGCTGCTTCAATGCGATATTTACCGATTTGTTTACCACGAATGATTGGGGTATTTGCTGTGCCTGTTTCGATGAGTGCTGTCATTTTATTTCTCCTTGTGTGTAGCTCGTTTTGATGGGTGTATAATACACTATGTATTTTATAAGTAAATACCAAATGTATTATTTTTCGCAACAAAAAATACAAAATGTATTTAATCGCTTGATTTTAAAGGAAAAGAAATTTTTTGAAGTGTGTTTGATTGCTTGCTTTTTAATCATTTTCTTGTTGTCAGGAAGATGTTTTTGCAAAAAAAATGATGAAATGTTACCGCTTGTAGTGAGTGTTAGGTGAGGATAATACTTGTAGAAGTGGGGTAGGGGATAAAAGAAAACCGCCACGGGGGCGGTTTGACTATTTTAGATTTGTGAAGGTTAGAGTTAATCTTCTAAACATATCAGTCACAAGCATTATCATACTGTACATAAAAATAAAGGAGGTGAAGAGCAGTAGATAAATCAGTGATTCACCAGTTAGAAATGCCCCTATATAACTTAACAGCATTGAAATGCTAAAGCCTGTAATTAAGTATTTTAGGTGTTCCATTATTTCTGCATACATTCCATTTTCTCTCATTACTTTTATCAAGGAATGCTCAGTTATAGTAACCAATATAGCAATAATGGCAAAAATGAACCCAATCAATGTTGCCGATGATGTAAATAAATCACTTAGTAAATCTCTCAGTTCATCAGGTTTAAATTCTTTTAATACATCAAAATACCATAAAAGAAAATGCGTAATGCTACTAGCGATAAATGCAATTCTCTTCCAGTATTTTATATTCATACCAAGCTCCTAATCTTCTTTCCTTTCATCTAGGTAATTTTTTAGTGTAGCATCACGTTTCTTTCTAAGTGAACGGATTTCTTTAAAAATTTTTGTTAATTCTACTTCTTTTCTGGATGGGGCAGCAAGATAGAAGCGATCTTTTAGCACGTTATGTAGTAGGTCGATAGGCTCTTCCGCATCAAGCAAAGTGATTTTTAGTGTGCGTGTCTGGTCGTTTCCCAATAAGGTATTGACGGTGTCCCAAGTTTTTGTAAGAAGACCTTTTTTTGAGTAGTTAGACAATACGACTTTTTGTATGTTCACTCCAAGGTTAGCCATCTCATCAAATTGTTCTTGTACCCAAGGATCTTCTCCATCCCTAGGGGTTTTTCTTTTAGGTCTAGCTAACTTATACTCCACTTGCTTTAATAATGGTCGTTTTTTACCGTTAGCATATTCTTCAGCACCAATCTCTAACATAGAAATATTACTAAATTGATCGTTGTTTGATAGAAATTGCGTTAAATTAGTGAGATAAGCATTAAAATGTTTTATTTTTCCAAAAAGAGAACTATTTTGATATAATAGAATTTCTTCTTTATCTCCATAAAACAAGATGAAATAATTTCTCTCAATAATAGATTCATCTTCTTCTAAATTAATAAGTTCTTCTTTCCCTGTTGAACGATTTCCCTTGTATAAAATATCATCGCGATATGTTGTAAAATATCCTGAAATTGAATTATCAAATACTTCATTATCAGAATAAATACAAACTCTGCGAGCGTAGTTTCCAATGGGAACTACTGGCATTGAATCATTTTTAAAATGCTTAACAAGATCACGAAAATTATATTTTTCATATTTATTTGCATAGTAACGGATATTAAATGTATGTTTTTTTAGTTGAGACATTTATTATTTCCTTAATATAGTATAAAAGATACCTACTTAAACCACCAAACCACGTTTCTGTTACCCAATAAAATTCAACTGCTGGCTACAAATAACTCCGATGCTTAACTTTTTTCATCTTCAATCAACAACGGCTTATCTTTTAATGGTTCAAGCGATTTTGATTTTAATAAGGATTGCATTTGTTGAATGGCTAGACGGTTTAAAATAGTAAGTCGCTCTTTTTGTGAGACACCTTGCTCTATGAGTAGTGCATTTTGGCTTTCTAGAGCGGCTAATACCGTAAGTTGCTCAACGCTGGCATAATCTCGAATGTTGCCTTTTAATGTCGGATTTTGCTCACGCCATTGTTTGGCGGTTAAACCGAACATAGCTTGGTTTAGAATATCGGCTTCCGCAGAATACACAAATATTGGTTGTGTGCTGTTCAGTAATCTGGGAATAAGATGTGCTTGAATAGCATCGGTATGAATGCGGTAATTAGCTTTGCTTAGAATACGTTTAACATTCCATTCCGTTTTGTTTTCTTGGGCTTCTTTTTGTTTGAGACGTTGGAACTCTTTGATGAGATAGAGTTTAAACTCTGGGCTGAGCCAAGAGCCAAATTCAAGGGCAATATCCTTATGAGCATAAGTACCGCTGCCATAACGCCCCGTTTTAGCGATTAAGCCGATAGCATTTGTTGCTGACCACTTTTTGACAGACATTACAAAGCGGTTTAAGCCGATGTTATTTTTAATTTGGTGTAATTCCACCAAATTAAAATTTGGGTTGTTAATCTCTTCCCAAACTTGCAAAAATTCAATGGTGTTTTTGTTTTGTAGCCAGTTTTTGATGAGTTGATCACCATCACCAAAGGCTTTGCACATATCTGTTAGGCTGATATAGTCTTCGCCATTTCGTTCTGTAACCCGAATTTCTGTCTCTTGTACGATTATTACATCATTAGGAACCATACCATTCTCCCGTTTTAATTATGGCGAACTCGCCTATTTACTCAATAAAATTCAACAGTTGCTACAAATAACTCCTATGCTCAACCGCTACGCCTATAATACGAATATCTTGTTTCATTGAGCTAAGCGTTGGGAAATCTTGATTTAATGGCACTAGCTCAAAATGTGGATTGCCTGATGGTGATAACTCTCCAAGTTCACGATAACGTTTTAAGGTCGCTTCGCCATTGCCATTTACTGCTGCAACAAAATCGCCAGGATGTGGGCGTTTTCTGACATCTATCAACACTAAATCACCTTCACTGAATTTAGGTTCCATAGATATTCCTGACACTCGTAAGAAGAATGCATCTGGACCTGCGTCAATTTCCGTGTCGATATAGTCGTACCCTTCTGTATCTCGATAGTCAAAGACTTCAGTCCACGTACCTGCTTGAATTGAGCTAATGAGAGGATAAGCTCGAGATTTTTTTACAGAAGTTGGGGTTATATTTGGATCGAAATCCTCAATAGTACCATCACCATTTAAGATAACCTTATTCACTCCTGTTAGATTTATCATTTGAGCAACTTCATTTACATTAGGCATTCTTCTTCCTGTAAGCCAATGACCAATAGCTCCCTGAGTCTTCCCCATTGATTCTGCAATATCATCTTGTCTTAGATTTTGCTCTTGCATTTTTTCACGTACATATTGGTTCCATTGTTTTTTCATACTACACCTACCTGAACAATAATTAACTAATTATTACTTACCGTATTAAATATTCAAAATACAAAAAGTATTTTGTTTTGACTTTATAAAATACCTTATGTATTATTAATGCATTTTTAATACAGGAGCTAAAAATGAACAGAATTTCTGAGTTCAGAAAAGCTGCCAACCTTACTCAAGTCGAAATCGCTAAATTGATCAATAAAACTCAAGGTGCTTTTGGTCATTACGAAACTGGCTTGAGAGAGCCGTCACTTAGTACAGCAAAAAAGATTGTGCGAGTACTTAATGAACACGGTGTTGCTTGTTCTTTAGACGACGTTTTCCCTGTTGGCAGTTAATTTACCCAAAGGAGTGTGCAATGGCACGCAATGAATTAAGCAAGTCTGCAATGAAGAATGCGGACTTAATCAGACAGAAGGCATCAGAGACGAAAGATGCTCAAGCGGCAGAATATGTTGGGGTTGATGCCTCAACGATTTGCCGTTTCAAAGCAGAACATTTAGACAAATTCTGTGCTTACCTTGATTTTTTAGAATTGGAGGTATCAGAGAAAGGTTTGAATCGTTTGACAAACAGTGAACTGGATGCCCTCAAGCTATTTGCAGAGAAGGGCGTTCATGCTATTGGAAAATAAAAACCCACGCTGGAACGTGGGTAATAGGAAATAATATTTATGAAAACAGATTTATTATCTACTAATCAGAGAGAAAATGCAACCCTAACGATGAGTAGTCGGGAGATTGCACGAATCACAGAAAGCAGACACCGTGATGTGTGCTTATCTATTAGAAACCTGATGAATAAAGGGGTAATTGGGGGGTATGCGGAAAGTCCGTACACCCATGAGCAAAATGGGCAAGTCTATTACGAGTATCATATTAATAAACGTGATACTTATGTGATTGTGGCTCAATTCTCTCCTGAATTTACTGCTCGTTTAGTTGATCGTTGGCAAGAGTTAGAAAATCAACAGAAATTACCAAGCAACTATCTTCAAGCTCTTAAGGCATTAGTTGAAAGTGAAGAAGAAAAGCAAACCTTGTTACTCGAAAACCAAACAATGAAACCGAAAGCGGATTTTGTCGATCACTATGTCGAAGTCGGTACGAGCAAATCCCTGCGTGAAACCGCCAAGATTTTAAATTTCCCTGAAAAGATGATGATTGAGTGTTTATTGCGTGATCGTGTGTTGTATCGTCAATCTGGCAATCTATTGCCGTATCAAACCGTTCATTCAAAAGAGCTGTTTACTGTGAAAACAGGTACAGCAGAACACGGACATAATTTTACGCAAACCCGTGTTACTGGCAAAGGTATTGAGTGGATAGCACAACGTTATGCTTCGGAGTTAGGACTATGAGTAAATTTATTCCAAATTCATTTCAAGTGCCAAATGCGGTTGTTGATGAATTAATGAGCGTGTTAAGTGGGGCTGAATTTAAGTGTTATATGCTTGTTGTTAGGCAAACAACGGGCTGGAATAAGCAAAAAGATGCCGTTTCTATTTCTCAAATGATGGAAAAATGTAATTTAAGTAATCGTGGTGTCATTGATGCTTGTGACAAATTGGTGGAAATGGGGCTTTTAACTAAGTCTAAAGGGTATCGTGGAATGAATGTTTTTTCGGTTAATTTCGACAAAATTCCGACCTGTGAAGTAAGTTCACCTGTGAACTCAGCTCACTCGACCTGTGAAGTAAGTTCACAAGTACCTGTGAACTCAGCTCACACACAAAATACCACTAAACAAAATAACAATACCAAAAATAACACCCTAACGGGTGTTAACGCGTGCGAGAAAAAATCTGAAACGTTGATTTTGCTTGAGCAGTTTGGGATTACCGAACAACTGGCAAAAGATTTTATTGTTCATCGGAAGTCTTTCAAAGCTCCTATCACTGAAACTGCGTTGAAAGGTTTTCAGCGTGAGGCGGACAAAGCCAAAATTCCTATTCAACAAGCCATTGTGATTTCGATTGAGCGTGGTTGGCGTGGGTTCAATGCTGGTTGGGATTGGCAAAATGACGGAGTTTCTGCAAAAAATCCACAAAATCCGTCCGCTCGTAATACTTCCAAGCCATTTATCCCTGATGACGAAGGCAACTGGGCGGAAGGTATGTCTATCACGCTAAGGGGAAGTTAATGCAAAACGTGGCATCAATGAACTTGAAAAGCCTTGTCGGGCAAGAGCCAAATTACCAAGTGCCAGCAAAGACAACTGCAATTCCAGACGGTGCGATTAGAGCCGTTAATCAATTATTCATTCAGCTTCGGGCGATTTTTCCTGCGTGGAAAAATTCATTTCCTGATGCAGACAGTTACCGTGAAGCAAAACGGATTTGGCTTGAAACGTTGGTGAATGAAAAAATTACGACGATTGAGCAACTGCAAAACGGGATTGAGCGAGCGAAAAAATCTAAAAATCCATTCTGGCCAAGCGTAGGCGAGTTTGTGGAGTGGTGCAAAGCGGTGGACTACGAAGCGTTAGGTTTGCCTGATGAGGATAAACTTTACAAGCGGTTACAAGCGTTTATGGCGTTTGGTATGGAAGAAATCCAGCAGTTTAAGTTTGTCTCTACTGCGGAGTATTACTTGATTACCGATTTATATGTGCGTTGTCGGACTGGTGAATGGAGCGATAAGCAACTCAAAGATGAGATTAAAAAATCTCTCGTCAAAATGAGCAAGCGGTTAAAAACAAGGGAGGTTTTACCAGAACCCAAACTGGCATTACCTCAAGAAGTGAAAGCAGTCGATCGTGAAAAGGTGAGGGCTTTCTGGGGTGGTTTGTTGAAACAGGTTAGGGGGTTTTAGGTGAGTTTTGATGTAGGTGGGTATGAGTGATTACAAATGCCCCAAATGTGGCGGAGAGCTGGAAGATTTAAGTATTAATGACGACTGGGGGTGGCACGTTGAAGAGCCTTATCGCTGTAACGGTCATTACACAGGGCGATTCCCCAACATCAGCAAGGATTGTGCGATGAACAGAACGAAGTCTTGTGGGTATTTTACGAAAGAGCAGGTTAAGAAGTAAGGAGGTTGGTAGGTATGGAACAAAGGTTGGTAGGTATGGAACAAAGGTTGGTAGGTATGGAGCATAAGCAAAAATACTTTTTACGCACTGAGCAAATCAAAAACAATGCCCTTGAATTTGTGAAAGCGTTGCCGATAGATGAGAAAAAGCCGTTAGTGATTGATGTGAAGCCTATTACTCGTAACCTTGAGCAAAATGCCAAATTCCACGCAATGTGCGGCGATATTGCCAGACAGGTGCAATTTAACGGCGAATGGCTACCGCCTGAAACGTGGAAGGTCATTTTAATTTCTGCCCACGCTGAAGCAACGAAAGAAGGCTCTTGTTTGGTCACAGGATTGGAAGGCGAATTAGTGAATATTCGTGAGAGTACGGCTCAAATGAGCGTAAAACGAATGGCAAGTTTAATCGAGTATGCAACTTCGTGGGGTGTTTCTAATGGGGTGCATTTTAATGACAGATGGAATTTTTGGGAGATGAAATAACCTACGCTTAGTGGTTAAGCGTAGGTGTAAGCGTTAAGCGGTTAAGATTTTATCCGCTGCGATTTTAGCTAAGAAGTTGCTACGGTTTTTATACTCTTTGTGAACCGCAACAAAATCATCAATGCGTTTGATGAGATAGCTAGGGAGGGTGATGTTGATTTTCTCTGCTTTGCCCATTAGGTGGGATAAATCGACATCAACCACACCGAAAAATACGTTATGACCGTCTAAATCAGGGTCGTTTTTGTGGTTTTCGATAGCGGTAGGCGTTGGAATTTCTCCCCCATCTTTGACGACAGATTCGAGATGAAGTGCTATAGCTTGTTTTACGTTGCTATAAGTTTCTTCTAGGGTATCTCCAGCAGAATAACAGCCGTCAATATCTGGGATAGCAACGACATAGCCGTCGGAAACTTGTTCAAAAATGAGTGGGTATAACATAAAAGCTCCTTATTGGTTAAACGTGGATAATGGGGGCTTTACAGCCCCGCTTGTTTTCTGATTTTCTTTTCGAGAAAGCCTAAGTCTTTTCTCGGGTGGGGAACAGTCACTTTGCCTGCTCCCTTTTGATTTTTCTTCTCAAAGTGGTGGTGGCTACCGACTATGCTATCTAGCTCCCAACCGTTCTTTTTGAGAAGTTTTATCATCGTTTCACTATCCACGTTTTCTCCTCTATTGGTTAATAGTTGTAGTTATTATAACCCTAAAATAAAAATAATCAAGCATTTTGTGGTTATTGTAGGTATTTTTTTTATGGTGAAAATCAATTTAAGAAAAGAAGCCAAAGGCAGAGAGTGCCAAGTACGCTTACCAGGTGTTTGTAATTTCAATGCTGAAACAAGTGTGCTGGCTCATTATCGAATGGCTGGGTTAAATGGTGTTGGGCAAAAGCCTGATGATATTATCGGTGCGTGGGCTTGCAGTAGTTGCCACGATGAATGCGATCGTAGAACTCGGAAATTGGAAACAGAGTTTGTGCGACACGCTCACGCTGAGGGTGTGTTCAGAACACAGGCAATTTTACGCAGAGAGGGAAAGTTATGAGCAGAGAATTAGAGATTGCGTTGCCATTTCCACCAAGCGTAAACCATTATTGGAGACATACCCGACAAGGTAAGCATTATATTAGCGACAAAGGTAAACGTTTTAGGGAATTGGCTCTATTGGCTTGTTTTGCTGAGTTGCCTTTTGATGGGCTTGTCGCTGTTGATGTTAGGGTGTATTTGCCAGATCGTCGAGATCGGGATTTAGATAACCTTTGGAAGGTGATTATGGATAGCCTTACTCACGCCAAAATACTGAAAGATGATAGTTGGAAATATGTTGTAAAAGAGAGTATTGAAGCAGTAGGCGAAGTCAGGATAAATGATAAAGGTGAGTCTGAATTTATTCCTGAAATTGTGAAAGATGGTCGAGTTGTGGTGAAGATTAAGGAGTTGAAATGATTAGACTACATATCAGCATTGACGATATTCTACTCGTTTGGGTCCGTCGTTGGGCTTCTCATCGTGGGTGTCGTGGTTATCCATCATTACAATCTTTTATGCGTGAGGCGACTGCTCAAATTACAAAGTATAGTATTGATGAGCTGTCAGAGGAACAGTATCTTAAGCTAGATGAAGCTGTGATGACATTACACGATTTGAATTTAGAAGCCTATCAGGTGCTAATGGCGGTGTTTTTACAAGGACAGGATAAGAAGAATATTTGTCTTGAGATGCAGATTTCACCGACTACATTTGATAACCGTTTACGCACTGCACGAGATTTTATGGAAGGAGCGGTATTTGGTTCGGGATTGATTAGACTGAAGTTTTAGGCGTATTGCTACGCCTTATTTTGTTCTGCAAACAGCTTAATACCTTGAGTAACAATTTGCGTTTTAGACAGACCCGATTGTTCAGAGAGTTCGGTTAGTAAAGCGATCACTTCTTCGTGGAGTTTAAAGCCAACCATACGCACCCCACGCTTTTTATCGCTTTTCTCTTGAATTTCTTTTTTTGTTAGTGCCATTTTCGCTACCTTTGGTTGATTTTTAAAACTGAAGTTGTTATATTAGGAGCCGTTGGGGGACACTCTCACATATCCCCCGCAGGGTTATCTATTAACTAGTAAGCGTAATTGCTTACCACCAACAAGATAACTAGGATGATTAGCTTCCAAGGCATATCCTAGCTCCTTTTTTGAGACCGCTCACCAGAAGGGCGGTTTCTTCATTTTTAGCCCTTGCTAAAAACAAAGTTATTATAGTTTAAACTATATTTAATTGCAATAGTAAAAACTACATTATTTTATTTGACATCCCCAAAACTTCAGAGTAGTATTTATCCCATAGGCGTCGAAACCTTAACCAAAAAGCTTCCCAATGGAAGCTGTTTTTTATGGGATAAGATATGGGTCGAAGAGATAATATCAAAGCAAATTTAGCTAAGTTAAAAGAGCGGTTTCCAAATGTTTTTTTCGATACTAAACCATTAGTGCCTACAATTATCGATGATATGCTTGCTGTACTTGGTGATGATGAATTATCGAAAGTGGTTCAAGGTGCTATGCGATATTATTTAGATTCACCTAGCTATTTAAAACGTTTTGTTCGTAGAAAATGGATCAGAGATGTTAATGGTTCAAAAGTGAGATTAATTACTGCGGAAGAAAAGCAACTAGCGAGAGAAAGATTAAATCAAATTAACGAACATAATTCCAAAGCCAATGCTGAATATCGTTTTGCTGTTGCACTCGCAAGAGAAACGAAGATTGAATATAAGAAAGTTGAATTGCTTGAGCAGAAAAATCCTGAAAAAAGTAAAGTAGTTGTAATCCATAGACGAACGCCCAAAATTAAAAGTGAATAACTACAGAAAGCCTATTGACAACCAAGGGGATTTTTTCTTATGATAACCGAGCCATTTGGCACTAACCATTTAGGAAAGTGTATCGAATGGCACCCCACAATAGCTGTGAGTGGGCTACCAATATCAGCTAAGGTGTCGAAACCTTAACGGAGGTTAGTCCGCAAAACCTAAAATCCTTTGCGGTTTTTTTATATCTAAAAATTGTACTCTTTTGTTTGTTGCCAGCAAATCATAAGAGATTTAGATGTTGAAAAGGTAAAATTTATTTCAATGATCGAGTGGGCGACTAATACAATACCGAAAGGGAATACGTCCAGCCTGCCGTAGGCTTTCGAACCACTCGATCACCCTATTTATAGGGCAAGTCTTAATTTCGAAAATTAACGGAGTGACTTATGTCAAATCAAATCTCTACTCAAACTCTCTCTTTCTACGGTTCAGAACTCATTACATTAAAAGTCGAAGATGTAATCTACACAGCGGTAAAACCTATCGTTGAAGCTATCGGTCTAGACTGGGGCGGACAGCAACAAAAACTAAGCAAATCAAGCGATAAATTCAACTGTAGAGATATCTCTATAGTTGCTAAAGACGGCAAAATTCGTCAAATGCTCTGTATGCCACTTAAAAAACTCAATGGCTGGTTATTTAGCATTAACCCTGAAAAAGTACGTCCCGATCTGAAAAATCGTGTAATTCAGTATCAAGAAGAATGTTTTGAAGCTCTCTACAATTACTGGAACTTTGGCAAAGCCGAACGCAAAACAACCACAGACGAACGCACAGGCTTACGACAAGCAGTCAGTGCTTTAGTGAGTAAAAAAGGTTTAATCTATTCCGATGCCTACTCACTTATTCATCAGCGTTTTAATGTTGAGCATATTGACGAGCTAACCCCTGAACAAGTCGGAATGGCGGTGGAGTATGTTCACAAAATCTATCTTGAAGGGGAGTTGATTATTGATGAGCCAAAACAGAATATTGCTACACCAAATGATGAGACAGTAAGGATCGCCAAATATCTTGTAAGAGCCAGAGCCTTTGCAAAAGAAGTGGAAGTATTTCATCGTAAACTGTACGAAGATTTGGGCATTTCTCGCTATGTTAAAAACGATATTGCAGGGAAAGCCTACGACATCGCACACGAGTTTAACGTATGGCTTGATCCTTTTATTGAGCAAGCATTACCCCAGCTTAATCAACAACGATTAGCAAGATTTTAAGCAAAAATTTAAACAAAACAGACCGCTTGCGACCTAGCGTTGCAAGTGGTTTTTGGTGTGAATGCTCAAAAAGTGATTGACAGCTTGAGTAAAAAGTAGTAAATTTCAGCTATGCTTGCAACTCGTACAAGCGAGAGAAAGCGAAATGATTTTACAGCCCTGATCGGAAACGGTCGGGGCTTTTTGTTTGGGGGAAGGGATGGAAATTACATTAGGCGATAAAATTAAAATCAATGGCGAAGAAGTGCCAGAGTATTTGCTCAAGGCACTTCGAGATAATGTCAATGTTTTATATCCTCCAAGTCCATTTGAGTGTAATGGTAAAATTATCGCTTCTAGTATAGATGTGAATAAATTCAACGTTTTACAAAGCCATATTCAGCCGAGTGTTTGACACAAGGGTACAGTAATTCAACAATTTTATGCGTTAGCTCTTCATTGCGAGCATTCATAAAAGCGTGAACTAATTCTTCTAAATATGCCCCTACTTGAGATTCATAAGAAAGAGTAGATGATTCTACTACATTAAGATAGATGAAATTTCTTATGTGAAGATGTAGTGCTGGTTGTGGGATGTAGTATGAAAAAGGTATTCCATCAATGTCAACTTGCATTTGTCTCGAACCAAAAATTAAAACTACCTTTTTGTTAATGTGGCAGTGAGAGTTTATAATATCTACAGCTGTTATAAACGCCTTAATTGCTGTTTGATATTGTTCATTATCTTCAAACTCCATTGATTCTATTTCAAAAAATGATCTTATAGGATATGGAATAGAATTAATAATTGTATTATGGTCAATCATTTTAAACCTCTGCTAGTTTATTTGTTGGGGAACAATATTCTAGCAGATTTTTTAACCAAGCTCAGTCTTTACGGACTGGGCTTTTTTATTGCCTGAAAAGAGGGCTAAGGTATGAAAAATGCTATGAGAGATGCAGGAATGCAGAGCTATGCATGGACTGGGCTTACAGGTTGGTTAGCATGGTTAGGCGATCAACAAAATTTAATGTTCATTAGTTTGGCTCTAGGGATTGTTACAGCGTTAGTTAATATGTACTCAAAATGCCGAGAAGGGAAAATAAAAAGACGCCAAGAAGAAAGAGCTGAAGAAAAGCATAAAGCAGAGATGCGCCACCTTGAAGAAATGCATCAGATACGTAAACAACAACTCTCGAGAGGATTAAGAGATGAGCCGAATAAAAACATTAAGTAAAGTTGGCGGTGGGGTTTGTGCTGTCAGTGCCATTATTGCGGTATTAAATATAGATTTTCACGGTCAATTTCGTACAAGTCAGCAAGGGCTTGAGATTATCGGCGATGCAGAAGGTTGTAAACGTGAGCCTTATTTGTGTCCTGCAAATGTGCTTACTGTTGGTATTGGTTCAACGGAAGCGTCAAGCGGTAAGATTGAAAGAAAAGTTTACACGGACAAAGAGATTGCGGAGCGTTGGTTGGTCGATATTCAGCACGCAGAAAAATGTGTGAACCGTTACGCAAATGGTGGTGATATTCCGCAATCGGTGTTTGATGTTGCTACTTCGCTGACGTTTAATGCTGGGTGTGGCACCGTGAGTAAATCGACGTTCTTTCGTAAAATCAAATCAGGCGATTATGTTGGTGCCTGTAATGAGTTGCCTAAGTGGGTTTATTCAGGTGGCAAGAAGTTACGAGGGTTAGAAATCCGTCGTGAGAAAGAGAAGGCGTTATGTTTAGCTGGGTTAATAAAATCTTAATGGCATTGATTTTGGGCTTGTGTGCGTGGTTGTGGGGTCAGTCACAGAGGATAAGTGCATTAACAGCCGAGAACCAGACGCAAGCCCAAACTATTGAGCAACAGCAAGAAGCAAACAATAAGCTGACAATGCAACTGCAACAAGAGCGACAAGCGGTGGAATATCAGCAAAGTATTGCAAATAAACTACGAAAGCAGGTAGAGCAGAGTAATGAACAGATTAGAGTTATTTTACAGAAAGAGCCGTGTGGCGTTACTGCTTTGCCTCGTTCTGTTGTCGATGAGCTTAAGCGGTTGCACAGCAAAGACAAAGATTGAGTATTTATATCCACCGCAAGCCTTTTTAGTGCAGTGTGAGCGGTCAGAATTTAGTGGCACGACCTATGGTGATGCTATCGAGTATCTCGTTAAGGTGATGGGAGAGCGTGACTTGTGTGCGGGTCAGATTGATAGCATTAGAGAGTGGCAAGCACGAACTAAGCAAGGGTTTAAATAGCTGATTAATGTTTGTGTCACGATAAAGAGCGGTCAGATGATCGCTCTTTTATTTTGTGTAAATTAAATGCTACATAATTTGCGTATGGTTTTGGGGTTGTTGGATAAATTCCCGAGAAAATACGCAAGTGATGTAATTTATATATAACAAATTAAAAGGATTAACCACTATGCCAAAGAAAGACGAGGTTAAATCCACGTCTAAAGGCGTGGGTAAATTCAAACTAACAGACAAACAACAGCGGTTTGTTGAAGAATACTTAATTGATCTTAACGCAACACAAGCGGCGATTAGGTCTGGTTATGCTGAAAAAACAGCAAATCGTGAAGGTAGTCGCTTGCTGTCAAATGTAGACATTCAAGAAGCAATTCAAGAAGCTCAAAACAAACGAGCTGCGCGAGTAAATGTTACTCAAGATGATGTTTTAAAGGGATTACTTGAAATTATCTCAATGAGTACAGGCAAGCAGAAAATCACAGAAACAGAACTAAGTAAGGTTGATGGCTCTATTGTTCCTATGGATGTAGAGAAAGTTTGTTTTGAGCCTCACGCAGCAAATAAAGCACTTGAGCTATTAGGTAAACATCTTGGTATGTTTAAGGATAAAGTGGAAGTGTCTGCCGATGTAACCAATAAAACAATCAATTTGACTCCTAACGAATTCAGAGAAATTGCCAAAGAATTACTTGAGGAAGTGTAATGAACGTATTCAGCGATGAAAAGAAATTTACTGCTGCTGAATTAGCTCAAACAGACTTATATTTTTTTACTCGTTGGATGTTTTTACAAAAACGTGGTTACAAATGGTTAAAAGCAAAACATCATCAGTTAATTTGTGAAGCTTTAATGCGGGTTTTCAATGGGGAAACAAAAAGGCTGATTATCAACATTCCACCTCGTTATTCTAAAACGGAAATTGCTGTGGTTAATTTTGTGGCGTGGTGCTTTGGGTTGGTGCCTGATTGTGAATTTATTCACGCTAGTTACTCTGCCACTCTTGCAGTAAATAACAGTTCTAATATTCGCTCTCTTATTCAGCACGAAGCCTATCAAGCAATATTCCCAAACGTTGTGCTTGATAGCGAAGCTAAAAACCATTGGACTACAACAAGTGGTGGTGTTTTCTATGCAACGGGTGCTGGCGGTACGATTACAGGTTTTGGTGCTGGTAAACAACGAGAGGGGTTTGGCGGAGCAATTCTGATAGATGACCCACACAAAGCCGATGAAGCTCGTTCTGATGTAATGCGTCAGAATGTGATTGACTGGTTTCAGAACACCGTAGAAAGTCGTAAGAACAGTCCTAAAAACACGCCAATCATCGTGATTATGCAAAGATTGCACGAAAACGATTTGTCAGGCTGGTTGTTAGGTGGTGGAAATGGCGAAGAGTGGGAGCATTTAAATCTTGCAGCTATTACTGATGATGGTAAGGCATTATGGTCAGAAAAACATAGTATTGAGCAATTACGCCAAATGGAAAAGGCAGCACCTTATATGTTTGCCGGTCAATATATGCAACGTCCAGCACCTCTTGATGGCGGTGTATTTAAACCGTCTAAAATTGAAGTGATTGAGGCTGTTCCTGTTAGTGTAACAAAATGGGTTCGAGGTTGGGACTTAGGTGCAACAGTAGGCGGTGACCCAACGGCAGGTATTAAACTTGGATTGGATGCTAATGGTTCTGTAATTATTGCCGACCTCGCTCATGGCGATTTAGGTCCAGATGAAAGGGATTTAATGATAAAGAATGCGGCTATTTCTGATGGCTTAAATACCACAATCAGCATACCGCAAGACCCAGGACAAGCAGGTAAAACGCAAATACTCTATCTTACTCGAATGTTGCAAGGGTTTACGGTTAAATCAAGCCCTGAGAGTGGAGATAAGATAACTCGAGCTGAACCGTTCGCAGCACAAGTGAATGTTGGTAATGTAAAAATGGTTAAAGGGTTATGGAATCAATCTGTAATTGACGAAATGCGCCTTTTCCCTAATGGGAAGCACGATGACATCATAGATGCGTGTTCTCGTGCTTATAGTGAGCTTATTGCTCGTAATAATTCGTGGTTTGGGTAGAAAATGTGGCCTTTTAATAGAAAAAACGAAGAGGAACAGATTGTTCTTGATGTGGAGAAAGCAGAAGATAGCTACCCAAATTTTCCAAAAGACAAAAAGGGTAGTGAATATCAACGACAACTACAAAAAATTGAGCAAGCCAACAATAACATTTTAGCTGGTGGTGATGCTCAAGATGGCGATGAAGAATCTCGGATAAAAATGTCGTTAAGAGTTTCTGATGTTGTGAGTAGCTCTGTTGTTGATTGGTTTGCAAGTCAATCCTTTATTGGTTTTCCATTGTGTGCGGTATTAAGTCAGCAATGGTTAATAAATAAAGCGTGTTTTGTACCAGCAAGAGACGCTACCAGAAACGGTTACGATATTGTTTCGATGAACGGGGACGATATTCCTGACGAAACAGTCAAGATCTTGCAAAGATATGACAAAAAATTCCAAATTAAGAAAAATTGCGAGGAATTTGTAGGGCTTGGGCGTGTTTTTGGTGTGAGGATTGCACTCTTCGAAATTGATAGTGACGATCCTGAGTTTTATGAAAAACCGTTTAATTTAGATGGCGTAACTAAAGGTAGTTATAAAGGGGTTTCACAAATCGATCCTAACTGGTGTATGCCTTACTTTGTGAGTGGCGAGTTAAATAATCCTGCTGCACGGAATTTCTATGAACCGACTTATTGGGTTATTAACGGCAAGAAGTATCACCGCTCGCATTTGCATATTTTCCGAAATGGACAGCTTCCTGATTTACTCAAGCCTGTTTATATGTATGGTGGCTATCCTGTCCCGCAACTTATTATGAATCGTGTGTACAGTGCGGAACGTACCACAGATGAATCATTAAATTTAGTTACCTCAAAGCGTACATCTGTTTGGCTCACGAATCTCGCTCGGTTTATGGCAAATGAAACGGAGGCAACAGAACGCTTAATGGCTTGGATTAAATATCGAGATAACAACGGTATTAAGTTAGGCGATAAAGAAGGCGATCAGTTTCAACAGTTCGATACAACGCTATCAGGGCTTGATGATGTCATTATGACTAACTATCAAGCAGTTTCTGGTGCTTCTAATGTGCCAGTAACAAAACTCTTAGGTACAGCGCCGAAAGGGTTTAGTACAGGCGAAAACGAGGATAAAAACTACAATCAAGAGCTTGAATCAATTCAAGAACACGATTTAACAGAATTGGTTGAACGGCATCATCAATTAGTGATGAAATCCTGTGGTCTTGAAGTGCTTGATTTGACAGTGAACTGGCGACCAACAGATAGTCCAACAGCTAAGGAATTGGCAGAAATCAACAAAACGAGAGCAGATACTTATAGTGCTTTAGTGATGTCAGGTGTTGTTGATGGCTCAGAAGTGAGAACGGTGTTAGTTAAAAATCCAGATTCAGGTTTTCACGATATTGGTAATGTTGATTCTGAAAATAATCCGTTGGGACTCTCTGATGATGAAATGCAAGCATTAAAAGAATTAGGAGTGAACTTCAATGAAAACAACAGCGAAAGCCAAGAAGTTAATTGAAGGTAAGCCTCTTATTGTTGGCTCTGGTATTTCTGAAAAGTATGCTCAAAGTGTCGTAAAAGCGCTTAATGCAATGCACAAAGAGGCATTAAAAGGGGTTGAAGAAATCTACGAAAAATACGGACACGCTTACGCAAGTGATTCTGCTATTGGACAAGATGGGCTGCCGAAAGGTGGCTCTTTAATTTCTCAGCTTAGAATTTTTTTTAATGCGCTACTTAATAAGTACAATCCAATATTCAATTTGATTGCGAAGAAATCAACTGAAAAGATGGTTGAGCAAACATTAAAGAATACGAAAAGCACTTTAAATCTCAGTTTGAGAGAATTGGGACAAGGGTTGGCGATTAAAAAGGATTACACGAGTGAGCGAGTAAAAGATATTACACAAGCAGCTACAATGGAAGCGGTAAGTTTAATTAAAACAATTCCGCAAAAACATTTAGGCGATGTTCAAAAGGTCTTAATGCACTCTATTTCAAGCGATGGGAAAGGTTATGCTGAGTTGAAGCCTTTTTTGCAAAAACTGTATAAAGGTAATGCAAGAAAGGCTCAGTTGGTGGCAATCGACCAGACTCGCAAAACTTACTTAAATATTCAAGCAGAGAATATGAAAAATCTCGGCATCAAGAAATTTAAGTGGGTTCATTCTGGTGGCGGTCTAGAGCCGAGAAAACTGCATCAAGAGTTGAATGGCAAAGTGTTCTCGTTTGACGATCCACCATACATTGGCGATATGTATGGTCAAGAAGTGTATGGATTGCCAGGACACTTGCCGAATTGTTTTATTGGTTCAACCAACTTTTTTCTCCCTAATGGTTGTAAAAAACTTTTTAGGAGACGGTTTGATGGCAAATTGACCAAACTCATTACGGCATCGGGTAAAGTCCTGATGGTAACACCCAATCATCCAATACTTACCAATAATGGCTGGTGTGCCGCTGATAAGGTTAATGTGGGCGACTATGTCTTTAAAGCTGTGAATCAGATCTTCAATGGTTCTGAAACAAACATAGACAACATGGGTGTTTGCGCCAGTGATTTGTTTAATTCTATTAGTCAGCTTTTGGGTAGTGGTTGCAGTACTGCAAGTGGTCCCGCTTTTGAGTTCCACGGCGACATTTCCGATAATGAAGTCGATATTATAGATATTGATTCTTTTTTGTCGGCTGAATTTGATGCCAGATTGTGTAAGGAGTTGGTCGAATTCTTGTTCACCTGGACCGATAAAATCGGAGATGAAGTTAGCTTCCTTGAATTTAGCCCTGAGTACAAGCTCATTGGTAGAGCGTTTTTTGCCTCTAATAGCATCGTGAGCCGTTTTAACTCTTTGTTGGCGTTGTTTAGCGGTCAGTCTAGCATTCATAGCGATATTCGCAGCAGATTGATTTCTGATATCAATGTTATTCTCAATGAGAACACGACGAATAACAGAACGACTAACACTGAATTTAGTAGAGATTGCAAGCACGCTCTCTCCTTGTTTATACAAGTTGATAATTTCAGTGCTGGGCATATCCTTGCGTGCGTGGCTAGAGCGTTTGATTTTTGGGATACTGAAGCCAATGCTTCTAAGTTCCTTAGAGAGGTTGTCGGGGTTACAGCCGAGTTTAGCGGCTACTTCTTTGAGACCGACAGTATCAGAAAAGAGATTGATTGCGTTGTTCAAAAAATCAGTGGAATAGATTCGCTTTCTCATTATGTGTATAACCTCGAGACTAGTAAAAACTGGTATTTGGCTGAGGATATTATATCGCATAATTGTGGTTGCTCTATGTCTCCGGTTTTCGATTTCGAGGTAGAAGATGATTAAAATCACTAAAGCACAAGCTCAAAGAATTGATGCTTTATATCAAAGGGTATGTAAATGGCAATAGCACAAGACAAAAAAGAAGTTGATACAAATGGTTGGTTCGAAGTGAAAGACAACCCCCTCAGTAAAGAGGGGGTTTTTCTTTATCGGGGCAATCAAATTATTTTGCCTGATGGTTCAAGAGCTTCAGAGACAGATGATTTGATTCCCGTATATCGTCCAGCTGATGAACTTAGTAACCCTGAAGCAATAGATAGTTTTAAGCTCGTTCCTTGGGTGGATGAACACACTATGCTTGGGAGTGAAGAGTTGGGTCTTACGCCAGCAGAACGCAAAGGCGTAAGTGGGGTAGTAGGGGAGGACGTTTACTTTAAAGATGGCGTTCTCTACGGAAATATTAAGGCGTTTTCAGAAAATCTTGCTCGTAAGATCGAAAACGGCAAAAAAGAGTTATCTCTTGGCTATCGTTGTAGCTATGAGCGAAGTTCTGGGGAATGGAATGGGCAGAAGTACGATTACATTCAACGGAATTTACGAGGCAATCATTTAGCCCTTGTTGATAAAGGGCGAATGGGGGCAGAAGTTCGAGTTATGGACAGTCAAGAGACTGGCATTAGCTACGGCAATTTTATTTTTACTTGTGATTCATTGATGGAGAAAAATGAAATGAATTTAGAAGAACTTTTAAAGCAAGCGGTTAAAAAGTTTGGTGATTCTGCAACCGCATTAGCAGAAATTAAAAAATTACTTGATGAACAAGGGCAAGAGGGAAATCAAGATTCGCCTCCAACACCGCCTTCCACTGATGATGACGAAATGGGAGGGAATCCAGATGATGAACCTCCAGCGCAAGACGATGATGAGAGTAAATTAGATAAACTCTTATCTTTGGTTGAGGGTCTTGTTTCTCGTGTAGAAGCATTGGAGGGTAATTCAGATGCGAAAGATGAGGAAGATGGTCCAGAAGAGCCACAAGATGAAACCAAAGCCAGCGATGAAGGAGAAAAAGGCGCTCAAGCAATGGATATGGCGGAAGTTACTCGACAAGTCACAAAACGCTTAAATGAGCGTGACTCGATGTACAAAAAAGTTTCAGCATTTACCGGTGCTTTTGATGTATCAGCTATGGACTCTGCGGAAGCGGTGGCTGCCTATGCCTGTAAAAAACTAAACCTTAAAACAGCAAAAGGTTTAGAGACCGCAACGATTACAGGTTATATGGCAAATCGTGAGCCAGTAAGCAAACAACGCATTGTTACTGGTATGGATAAATCAGATGTGGTTAAGGGTAAAAACTTCTTAACCGGTCAAATCAATAAATAAGGTGGTAATCAATGGCTTTTCAAAAAAACGTAAACATTGAAATGGGTTTTGGCGTACCTGGTGATATTCACACAGACGACCCAACACGCACAGAATCCTTAGTGGTTAATTCTGAAGGTGCTCAATTAAATCTTGTAGGTCGAGCATTCACAAAAGACGCAAGTAAAAACGTAGCTAAAGTTGGCGGTGCGATTGAAAGCGGTCGAATTTTTGCAGGTATCTTAGTGAACTCTAAGGCTTATGCTTTAACTGGATTATCTGGCAATCCATTGGTGCCAACGCTTGCGATAGCGGATAACACTCAAGCTGATTTCTTAACAATGGGCGATGTTGTTGTTCAGGTCTCTACGGCTTGCAAAATTGGCGATTTAGTCGCTTACGACACAACCACAGGCGAATTATCAACAGTTGCCGTAGGTGGTTCTGCTTCTGGTGGTAAAGCGTTAATTCCTAATGCAACGGTTTATCGTTTCCCTGTAACTTCTGAAAGTGGCGGTTTAACCGTTATTCGTCTTACAAACTAAATAAAAGGACAGAATAAATGACAAAAAAATCAACTCAACACGGTTTTATTTCTGGCCGTGCTTATGCAAAAGCATTACAAGAGCAACGTTCTGCAATCACTATGGATGCAGCTGATGTTGAGCAATATGCAGCATTGAAAAACATTGGTATTGGCTTTTCTGATGCATTCCTAAGCCAAGCAAATGTTGCTTATGGTATGGACGATGTGCAAGGTGGTGTAACTGCTGACTCGACAGGCTCTCCTATCCAGTTCTTACAAGCGTGGTTACCAGGCTTTGTTCATGTTGCAACCGCACCACGTCAGATTGATATTTTGACAGGTATTTCTACTGTTGGTGAATGGCACGATGAAGAAGTTGTGCAACCGATTTTAGAAATGACTGGTAAGGCAGTTCCTTATGGCGATACAACACCAGTGCCATTAGTAGGGTATAACCTGAACTACGAACGCCGTACAATCCAACGTTTTGAGGCAGGTTTTGCAGTAGGTTCTTTAGAGTCTGCTCGTGGTGCTGCAGCGCGTTTAGACGCAGCAAATACTAAGCGTGCTTCTGCGATGTTGGCGTTAAATATCATTCGTAATGATGTGGGTTTCTATGGTTACAATGATGGTAACTCTCGTACATATGGTTTCTTAAACGATCCGTCTTTACCAGCATACAAAACTGTCGCACAAGGTAAATCAGGTTCTACGAAATGGAATCAAAAGACCTTTGAAGAAATCACAGGAGACCTTACAACCGCATTTACTCAATTAGTTGCTCAATCAAAAGGCTTAATTGATGCAATCAACACGCCAACAACTTTGGCGCTTCCTGCAGGTCACGAAGTAATCTTAAATACCGTCAATGCGTTCGGTATGAGCGTGAAAAAATGGCTCAAGGATAATTACCCTAACTGCCGAACTGAAACCGCACCTCAATTAACTGGTGCAAATGGCGGTGTGGATTCATTCTACTTGTACGCTGAAGAAATTGTAGGCGATACATCAGACGATGACCGTCGTGTTTGGATTCAAGCTGTTCCAGCTCAATTTATGGCATTAGGTGTTGATCCACAAGGTAAGCGTACTGTAGAGGACAACACAAATGCGACAGCAGGCGTAATGTGTAAACGTCCTTATGCAGTATATCGTGCATCAGGTATTTAACCTTAACCACTCAAGCCCAGTTAATTCTGGGCTTTAATTTTTTTAAAAATGAGAGGAATTAACAATGAATTACGTTTACAGCACTTTGACTTGTGATAACGCATATACAGTTTACGAAAAAACAACAGGTGGCTTAACTATCCCTAAAACCGAAGTGATTATTCACGGCGGAACAGGATTGGCGAATAAACACCTTATTACACCGATTGGTACTGTTACGAATGTAAGTGATGATGAACTTGCGATGTTGAAAACAAACCCAGTATTTATTGAACACGTTAAAAATGGCTTTTTAATCGTCCAAGAAGGCGGTAAGGCTGATGATGCAGAAAAAGTAGCAAGTGATATGGCAGTAGATACAGGCAGTGCGCCATTGAATGAGAAGAGTGTAGAAAATACGGGCGTAAAAAACAGCAAAAAAGGTAAATAAAAATGGATATTGATGCGTTCAGAACAATGTTTCCAGCATATGCTGATTATCGCACTTTCAGCGATGAGATGATCGAAATGTGGCTGGACGTAGCAAATGTGCATCTCAAAAAAGGCTGGTCGTTAAGTGGTAAAACCTACGATCACGCTATTATGTTGATGTTAGCTCATCTTCTCTACGGTGTTGCAAAAAGTTCTAATGCTAATGCTGAGTCAGGCTCTACTGGAATTGTTACATCAGCCACTGAGGGTAGTGTAAGCGTTTCTTTTGCAACACCTACAACGAAAGATGCGTGGGAGTTCTGGCTTGCTTCATCGCCTTATGGCTTGCAACTTTGGGCGTTGTTGCAACAGTTAGGAGTTGGTGGTTTATTTATTGGTGGCTTACCGGAACGAAGCGCGGTTCGTAAGGTTGGTGGAGTATTCTTATGAGTCGAGCGGATAAGTTTAGAAAGGCTTTGCAAGCTAAGATTGACAATTTAAGCGCTGCAAAAAACAAGGTCGCAAAAGTTGGTATTGTTGAACACCAACATTATGATGATAACACGCCAGTAGCTTATGTAGCTTCAATTCATGAATATGGGGCGAGATTTACGGTTCCAGAAAGGAAAGCAACGATTTATAGAAAGGTTGATAAAAATGGAGAATGGACGGGGAAACATGGAAGTAAATTTGTAAAGAAAAAAGCTTCAAATTTTGCTACGGAAGTTACTATTCCTGCTCATATGGTTAATATTCCTGCTCGCCCATTTATGCGACCAACCATTTCAGAAAAGAAAGGTGAGTGGGCAAAGATAGGTAAGCAGATTCTGCAAAATGGCGGTAATGTCGATAGTATGCTTGAAATGGTGGGGTTAAGGGCTTCGGCTGATATTGTTGAAACAATCTCAAGAATTGATTCCCCACCATTACAAAAAGCAACCATTAAAGCTAGAAATAGGAAATACAAATCTAAATCTTCAAAATCATCCACCAAACCGCTTGAGGATACTAAAATACTAATCAGTTCAATCTCCCATATCGTGACAGATAAGGGGGATTGATGCGTTTTAGTCAAACTAATATCAGGCGGATTGAAAGGCTATTGCTTTTATGTGCTTGTGATAAAGATTGGGATGAAAGTAAACATCCTAGAGCTGAAAATGGTCAGTTTGGGAAGTCAGATAAAGCTAAGTCCAAAGATAAAATAGGAGCTTTTGGCAAAATCTATACCGAGTTTAAACATAATTCTCAAGGTGCTATCAAGAAGTTGATGGAAGAAAAAAATGGCGAGGCAATTGCGGCATTACATCATTCTGAGCTTGGGGATATTGATTTAATTTGGGGGGAGGAAGGCGACCCTGATAATGATTACAAGGGTGGTTATGGATTAGCTAAGATTGCAAAAAAGCATCCAGAAGTTTTAAACGATCTACAGGGCATTCTAAATAAAATGTCTATAGATCCTTCTCGAAGCGGAAAACATAAGGCTCGCTTAAGATCTGAAGATGGAAAATATCGTGGTGTTGTTCGATTGACTTATGAAGATAAAGAAAAAAAGTGGCTATTAACAGCATTTGAAAAAGGCGTTTATGTCACAGGCAAGAGTTCGGACACTGCCAGTTTCTCAAATGTAGGTGACACAGCTCTCTACATTGACAATAACGCCTCTGATCGAATTATAAACCAACGCCTTAGAGACTATCAACTAAAAATTAGGATAGATCGGCTTTATTCGAGAATAATGGAGGGTAAATGAATTTGCGAAGTATTGTTAACCAACACATCACCACAATAAACCCCAATATTCAGGCAACACTAAAACTAAACACAGGATATGAAACAAGCGACACAGGCAAGCGTGTATCAAAGTTTGAAGAGTTCAAAGTCAGTATTCAGGCTCAAAGTCTGAGTACGCAAGATTTATCTTTGTTTGATACCTTAGCTCAACAGGGGCAAATGCTGAATGTGTACGTTTCGGGGCAAATCCACGCTTTAAGACGCATTTCAAATCAAGGTGCGGATAAGCTTGTTTTTAAAGCATTTGGCGAAGAGAGTGAATCTGAATGGTTGATTAAATCCGTATCAGAGAGCTTTCCTAACTGGTGCAAGGTGGTGGTATGGCGGCAGACATAAAAACAACCCACGATGATATTTATAGAGAAGTCCGAGCTTATTTGCTTGGACTTTTTTCTTTAGAGGGCGAAAGAGTGATAAGGGGTTACAGCAACAATGTGCCTTTACCTCAATCACCTTTTATTTTGATGAATATTATTCACGAGCAATCGTTATCTACCAATGTTCACTCCTATGATGTTGAAAACGCATTAGCTTCTGTTATGCAAAGTGTAGAAGTGCAAATGCAAATAGATTTCTATGGAGAAACAAGCGGTCAAATGGCGAGGATTTTTTGCAATTTATGGCGAGATTATCACGCTTGCGACAGGCTAGAAAAATGCCAGCCTCTTTATTGTGACGAACCACGCTATTTACCATTCACTAACGAGGCGAGCGAGTATGAAGAAAGATATACAGTAACCGCAAGGCTTGCTTATAACCCTGTTGTTGTACACGCTCAAGATTTTATTACTAAACCTAACCCAAGCATTGAGCTTGGAAAACTATAAGGAAAAACTATGTTTCAATCGATTCCAGCAAGTCAGATTGTGAATGTAAATCCGTCCGTGCTTAGCTCTGGCGGTTCTCCGCTTTCAATGAATGCCGTTTTCTTAAGTGAAAATGCGAATTTACCGACAGGTCAAGCGGTTTCATTTGCAACGGCGGATTCTGTAGGGGAATACTTCGGGTTTACTTCGGCAGAATATCAAGCAGCAGCAGTTTATTTTAAAGGGTTTGATGGCTCAACCATTAAACCTGGTACGTTAATTTTCTTTGCTTACAATAAAGCAACAGAAGGTGCGTTCTTATTAGGTGCTTCTGTCAAATCGTTGTCATTAAACGAACTGAAGAAAATTAATGGCACCTTGAGCGTAATCATTGATGGTAGTGAAAAACAAGCAGCATCATTGAATTTAAGTGGCGCAAAAAGTTTTTCAAATGCAGCTGAGTTGATTGGTACGGCATTAGGTTCGGTTACGGTTACTTTTGATAGCCAGTTGCAAGCGTTCAAAATTGAATCATCAACGACTGGCACGACATCTACAATTACATTCGCAACAGGTACAACCGCTGACGCTTTAGGGTTAAGTGAAAATGCTGGAGCTAAACTCTCTCAAGGCTCTAACACAACAACCCCAACAGAAACCATGCAAGCAGTGATTGGTTCAACGCTTAACTGGGCAACATTTACCACAATCACAGAGCCGACATTAGAGGAAAAATTAGAGTTTGCAAAATGGTCTAACAATCAGAATCAACGCTTCTTGTATGTTGGTTGGGGTAAAGAGGCTACTGCAACACAAACAGGCGATACAACAGGGTTTGGTGCTAAGTTAAAAGAGGCTGAATATAGTGGTGCGACGGCTGTATATGGTGGTTTAGACAAAGCAGCTTTCCTATGTGGTACTGTGGCTTCAATTGATTTTACCGAGAAACAAGGGCGTATTACGCTTAAGTTTAAAGGTCAATCAGGTTTAACAGCCGATGTCACTGATGCCACAATCGCTAAGAATTTAGAAGATAACGGCTACAATTATTACGGTGCTTGGGCAACCGCTAATGACCGCTTCTTATTCCTATCTCCAGGTCAGATTTCAGGGGAATGGAAATGGATTGACGCTTACATTAACCAAATCCGCTTAAATAGCCAGCTCCAGTTAGCTATTATTACATTGCTAACCAGTGCAAAATCAGTGCCTTACAACGATGTCGGTATTGCGTTGCAACGAGCAGCGTGTAATGACTCAATCAATGAAGCGTTAAACTTTGGTTCTATTCAAGTGGGTGTTTCATTGAGTGAACAACAAAAGGCAATCATCAACAACTATACAGGCGTTGATGCAGCTTCACAGGTAGAGGCTCAAGGCTATTATCTTTACATTGGTAAAGCGACAGCACAAACACGAGGCAACCGTGAATCATTCCCAATGAAGCTATTCTATACGGACGGCGGTAGTTTGCATTCTGTAAATCTTGCTTCTATTAACGTTCAATAAATCTAATTCATAAGGCGACTTACTTAAAATAGGTCGCCTTTTTCTTTTTGGAGAAAAACAATGCAAACAAATACCTCAAGAACAATCACCTCGGCAAATGCTGTGCTTTTAGCAAAAGCCGTTGGGTATAGTCGTGGTTTCGTTCAAATTGAACAGTATGCGGCAGATAATGCATTTACGTTTAACCAAACCGCTGTCACAGAGACAACAATGGGCGTAGATGGCTATCAGTCTGGCGGTTGGGTTCCTAGTGAAACGGACTTCAATATTGCACTTGCTGCAAACAGTCCGAGCCGTTCGTTTTTCGATGGCGTAAAAGTACATATGCAAAACCAGCAAGAGACGGTTGCTTTTGAGTTTGATGTCACCATTCCATCAATCGGCAAACGATACACTGCTACAGGTTTTATGACTCAAACTCAAAGCGGTACCAGTGCTAAAAAGGTCCTAGATTCTGCAACGTACAATTTCAAGATTGTCGTGAAAACAGAAGAAGATATTTAACCGACTGACTAAAGTCGGTTTTTTATTGCCTGTAAGATAGAAAAGTACACTCGACAAGTAGCGTTTGACGATTCCCACTCGCTATTTCTTACAGGTTTCTTTTTAGTGGGCAAACAAGGAATTTATTTATGCAAGTATTAAAAGCTAATTTTTTAGGTAAAGAAGTTACTTTAGTCGATAATAACGGTGTCGCTTATGTGGCAATGCGTGAAATTGTTGAAGGAATTGGGCTAAGTTGGGCATCACAATCAGTAAAACTCAATCAAAATCGTACAAAATTCAACTGTTTCGATATCGAAACAGTTGGCGCAGACGGTAAAAAACGTGAAATGTTATGTATTCCGATTAAGAAATTAAACGGTTGGCTGTTTAGTCTGAACCCGAACAAAGTGCGTGCCGATTTAAAAACACGTTTAGAAAATTACCAAGAAGAATGTTTCTTAGCTTTATGGGATTACTGGACAGAAGGTGTTGCACGCCGTGATGAGGTAAAGAATAAACTCGCTGCTTGGCAAGTGAAGAAAGAAGAATACAAAACTACTGCAAGTGAACGAGGTAAAGCCCTCAATGCTTGCAAGAAAGAAAAAAGTGCGTTAGAGCAAGAGTATGCTCAAATTATGCAAATGGAATTATTTTTTAACCTGTAGCTATAAGGAGCAACAAAATGGCGTTAAAAACAAAAAAAATCACAATTGAAAAAGGTCGTGATGCAGGTATTACATTCAAAATTACCGAAATGCCTATTGCAAAGGCGGATAAATGGGCGACAAAAGCCTTACTCGCTTTAATGAGTGGAGGCTTTCAAGTGCCAAATGCAAATGAGGGTATGCTTGGTATTGCTAGAGTGGCTTTATCGGCATTAAGAGAAATCCCAGAAGAAAAGGCGTTGCCGTTACTTGATGAGCTAATGGATTGTGTGGAAATCGTCACCGAAAGTGGTGCGACTCGTGCGGTAGATTTGTCGCTTGGCGATGTACAAGACATTACGACTTTATGGCTATTACGCAAAGAGGCGTTATCTCTCCATATTGATTTTTTGGGGCAAGGGCTTACCCCGATCTCGGAGTAGGCAAAGGCGGTGATGCAGTCGAATATGTGAATCTAAGTCAAGTTGTAGGTGCTGTGGTGAGTAGCAAATTAGCCACTTACCACGAATTACAAACCGTTTATGGCTTAGAGGATGCTTTAGATTTGCTCGAAGTATTTACCGTAGATTCATACAACAACAGGAAGGCAAATAATGGCTGATGTAATTGATACGCTTGCGATAGATATTGTTGCTAATGATAGCTTTACTGCGGTAGCAAAACCATTTCTCGCTTTGTTAGAGCGGATGGAGCAGGAACTTGATAGCAATGCAAAGGCTCTTGATGAGGCAAATAAAAGTGTTGAAGGACTATCTACAACAGTTGCTGAATTAAGCGATGCCACAAGCGAAGTCTCAAAATCTCAGGATAAGCATACAAAAGCGCTAGAGAAAAACGAAAAACAATCCAAGAAAAACGAGAAAGTCGCTAAAAATCTTCTTGATGCCATTTTAGGCTTTGGTAAAGCGCTTGGTGCTATCAGTACCATGATTATGGCTGGCGTTGGGCTTGATCGTTTAGTTAAACAAGCTTCACAAGCCAATCAAGAGCTTGATTCAATGGCAAAAAACATTGGAATGAGTAGCCGTTCTCTTGCTACTTGGCAAGGTGCTGCGGAAGCAATGGGCGGAAGTGCTAGCGGTATGGCTAACACGTTGAGTAGCCTATCTGGTGCTTTAACACGCTTTCAAGTTATGGGCGATGCTTCTGTTATTCCGTTCTTTAATGCTTTAGGGGTTGCTCCTTTAGATGCAATGGGCAATATCCGAAAACTCGAAGACATTATGCTAGAGTTAGCGGATAAATTCAGCAAAATGGATCGTGGTACAGCACTTGTTATGGCACAAGGGCTAGGCATTGATGAAGAAACGTTTAACACACTTGCACAAGGTAAAGAAGCCTATCAAGAGATGTTGGATTATCAAAGTAAGGTTTACAAATCTAACCAAGATGACATTGAAACATCCAAGAAACTGAATAAATCCGTATCAATGCTAAATCAGCAATTTGACGGATTAAAATTGATGATTGCGAATGCGGCTGCTCCAGCCTTATTAACCATTAGTGAATTAACCACAAAATTCTTTGAGTTTTTAAGCCGAAATGAAAACCTTGTGAAAGGTGTATTTATGGGGATAGCTGGCGCAATGACAGCTGTACTTATTCCTACGCTACTTTCAGCATCAAAAGCAGCTTTAGCTTTTATCGCTCCATTCTTGCCTTATATTCTAATTGTAACCGCTCTAGGTGTTGCTTTCGGTTTGCTTTATGATGACTATAAAAAATGGGCAGAAGGTGGTAATTCCTTGTTTAACTGGGGAGCATTTATTGAGTGGATTAAGAAAGCTGATTTATCCGTAGATAATATCAAAGATGCTTTTGCTGATTTATTGACTGGTTATGAATCTTGGGGGAAAGCGCTTGAGGCTGGTAAGGCGTGGTTAGAATTAAAAGGCTTTACTGAAGATGGCAAAATGTCTGTAGATAGCTTAGCCAAAGGATTTAAAAATGTCGCAAACGATATTTATAATTTTTTGCTCCCTGCATTAGATAAGGTATTAAGGGTTATAAATCTATTGTTAGATGGGGAATTTAGTGAAGCATGGAGTGCTGCCAAAGAACTGGGAGGCGATCTGCTTAATTCTGCGGTAGAAGCTGCTGGAGATACTATCTTAGGGGATGCGATTAAATCTGCTGGAGAAATTATTAAAACAGGGGTTGATACGGCAGAAAAGAATATAGGTGTACTTGGTGGGTTGTTCTCTGGAGAAATATCTGTAAGTGATGCAGCATCACAAATTTGGGATAATTTTTCGAATGGGGCTACAAAAGCGGTCAGTGAACCGGTTGATTTTACGAATAAATCATTAGAAAGGGTAGGTAATGCTACTCGTCGTTTTATAGGCTGA